ACAATATACATGCGGTACAAATATACTTATTTTTTTCTTCTGAGAATTAATTTTATTAACTTTCCTACAAAGCCTGACTGCTCATTTACATCAACATTAACCTCTCCATTGGTCACTTGTACATCTACCTTCTCAGTATCTATTTTAAGGCTCTTAGAGTCACTTTCTTTGTGAAAGTCTACGTCTACCTTTGGAGTGTCTACATTAACCTCTGTAGTGCCGTTTTTACGAGTAACTTTAACATCCACATTCTTAGTATCAATGTTGATATTAATGTCTTTTTTTTTCTTGGGTGTTTTCATTATGCTTCGTTATTACTTATTATTCCTTGACTTGATAAATTTACTACTCTTACATTGGATGGCTGAGCTATTTTCCATGCTGTTCTTCTAGCTTGATGCAATCTTGACTTAGCAAGTCTCATCACATTCACCTGGTTAGATTGGTTACCACCTAGCACATGGTAGTGAGTTCTATCCTCACCAACATACAAGCCAACATGACCACCACCATCTCTCTTGAAGGTAAGCACATCACCTAACATAGGAGTATCTACTTTTGTGCCATACTTAGCCCAGTTCAAGGCCCACAATGGACCATCTACTACCTCAACACCAGCTTTGTGAGCACAATAAGCAATAAATAAACCACACCAGGGAATCTCATCATTAGTGTATGCCTTAAGTCCAAGCTCAATAGCCCAGGATAAAATGATAGGGTTATGATTTTTACCTATAATTTCTCTAGTACCTATCAAACTGACAGCATTCACTAGGATTCTAGGGCCAGTCTCTTGTTTTAGCCAGTTATAATTCATAGTAAACTATTACAATTAAACCTAATACTATACCACATGCAATACCTAATAAAAACTCCATCACTTTTGTACTGTTAATTGTGATAGTGTAGCTCCAATTGTGCCAGCAGTTACTAAATATCCAGCAATAGATAGCACTAATGGTGGTAGTGCAACTGGTGAGCTTAAAAGAATACCACCAATGGTACCGATAGTGATTGATAAGTTCCTTACTTTGATCCAAAAATTAGGTGTTTTGGCACACCATCTGTCTCTTAGTGTCATTTTACTAGTTGTATTTCTATTAATTTCTTAACTGATTGAGTTAACTCACTGATGTGCTCAGCAAGATGCTTAATTTCAAGCTGTGTCATTTTTTCAATTGAGTCACTTCTAAATCTTGACTCATTATCTACCAGGTCAATCTTGCCTCTTAGAGCTCCAACATCACCGATTATCTTTTTTTGTTCTTCAATCACAGCTTTTATCTCAGCATGTACATTCTTAAGGAAGTATCCAATGCCAGATAATAGAACTGTAATTATTGTAAATGCTATTTCATTGAATCCCATTACAATATAAGTATTGAATTGTTATAACCATTTTCTCTCATCCCTCCACAAGGGCATCCACTATGACATTGACCTATACAATTACAAGAACATTCATCTATCATTGGTCTAAGGTCAGTGTCTCTGTTTGTTTTATCTGTAAAGCCCGGATAAAGGTCTTTGTTAGCTATTAAATATCTGATTAATCTCTGCTCATAAAATGAAGCCTTTTGTGCATAGTGCTCCATTCCGAATGCTACCTCATTTCTACTGACAGATGCTGAATAGTCACCGAATTGAGTCTGCAATCCTTTATTTTTTAACTGATAAGTCAATCCAAAGATAGCATCTTCTGCTGACCTCCAAGCTATCACTGGCTGAATGAATGTCACAAGTACCTCCTCATCATTAGTAAGTGTCTGAGCATTGTAAGCAGCAAGTAGATAATTGTAGTATGTGGTCCCAAGTATAGGCATCACTCTAAGCTGTGCCTGAGTTGCTATGTATGGAGTAACATCTGTTACATCTACATTCGCTGTGATAGGGGTGTTGACCTTTAGATAGGTTTCTGTTATAAAGTAGATCATGGTGCAGGTATTTCAGTTGGTATTATGTCACCTCCTTCAATTGGTGGTAAAGATGCAAGTGCTCTCACTTCATTAGGAGTCATTGCATTAAGTACTTTTGTAGCTACCAATGGACTTAGTGAGTTGATAGCGTCAGCTGTTTTAGATGCGTCACCTTCAATCTCTACAATTGTCTCATTGATTATTTGAAAGTTGTTGATAGTGTATGTCCCTGGTATCTTAGCAATCTCTAAAAGCTCATTGATAATCTCTTCTACTTGTGCTCTTAATGGCATTACTACATTCTTTTCAAATACCACATACGCTTGCTTGATGTCAGCTCCACCTCCTAATGCACCAGTAGTGCGAACACCCATAAGTATAGGATCAATTGTGTGAGCAAAGCAAATCTGTTCAGTGTTCAAAGCTGATGCCTCATGAAAGAGCTTATCATTGCCATTTGTTGGTAAAGATTCTATTTTTGGTAGTTGGTCCGCTGAGTTAGCAAAGAATGCTACAGCCTTACCAGCATTAGCTGCACCTTTTAACCTATCAATAGTAGCCTTTATCATTGACTTCTCCTCCTCAGACTGTGGTCTCTTAGGAAACATCATAGCAAATGAAGGAAAAACACTATTTTGTATGTTACTTTTTGCGAAGTATGAAAGCTCACCACTAAGGAATGCAAAGTTAAGAGCTGAGGTGTACTGTGGTAGTGAGTAATATTCTTGACCTAATGTCATTACTTCATAAACATACAACTGCTCAGAGTCAGTGTTGCTTGGATGGTATTTCTTGATTGGAGTTACATCAATGCGAGCTGACCAATCATCACATAAAAAGTAGGTCTGTTTATCTCTAGCTACTCTGACCTTCTCAGGTGACACATTGTAGATTTTATATAGCTCTCTTTTTTTATTGTAGCACAGCTTGAAGTATACTCTGTGATGTACTATCAACTGCTGTGAGATAGCTCTATCTACTTTGCCTAATTTAATCTTTTTCTCAAAGGTGTAGAGCTTGAGCTTGTCCTCATTGGTCATTCCTTCATTTCTTAAGGTGTAACCACCACCAACAACTGAATTTGTCTTAAAGTCAACTATTGCACCATGTAAAGGTGATGTATAGTACAGCTGATTAAGTAGCTCAGGGAAAAGATTATCCTGACCAAATGGAATATAGCCAGCCACCTGGTATCTACCATTGACATAAGGTAGTGATAAGTTAGCACCACCTACTTTACCAAATGGAGTACTGAAAGACTGATAGCCTTCTACTACTTCTGGTCCTTTGTTGTTGTTTATAAATCTACTATACCAAGCCATTAGTCATAAATTGAGTTAGTTTGTGCTCCAGCCACTACCATTCTGCCTTCTTCTATCATTGTCAATCCAGTTGGATCTAATGTAGGAGTAGAGCTTTCATAAACCTTATATCTGTACTGACCTTTTATAAAGTCAATATCTAAGGGATCAGTAATGGTGAATAGATTAAATCTTGAGGGCCACAATGAAGTGTCAGCACCTTGCCAGTAAATTGGGTTAGGTGTTGTGTTAAACTCATCTTCAAACTCAAACAAGTAGTAAGCATTTGATAGTGTAGTGACCTCTGTTAAAGTCAGCACAAAGCTATTGGTTGAGTCTTTCTCAAGATATATCATACCTATATTGTACTTAGTAAAAATTTTAATTAAAAAAAAAGCCTTACATTTCTGCAAGGCCTCTTTATCTATGGAGAAGAATAGATTATGGAGCAGGAGTTAACAAAGCTGTAACTACAGATGCTTCAATTTGGTAAGCTAAAAATTCATTCTCTGCAAGCAAAGTGATTGAATACTTAGAACCATCTGCTCTAGCTGTACCAGAACCTTCACCAGTAGCAGTTAACTGCAAGTAAGGGAAGAACCAGTATAAGCCATTAGCATCTTGTACAATACCACTTAAGTACTGCTGACCAGAACCTAATACTTTAATAGCACTAGACTTGATTGACTCACGTCTGTGAAACATTAGGTTAATAGTCTGAGTAACAAAAGAAGAACCATTGATTAAGTCAATGTTTGACTCTTCAGTGTAGCTTGATGTGTTTCTTCTGAATTCAAACTCAATAAATGGATCAGCTCCACCTACTAGGTCTAAGTTATCAATTAAGTAGTCATCAGCAGCGTCAACTGTCAATGTAGTCATGTCAACATTATCTTGTTGATTGACGTAAAATTTATAAATACCACCAGTGTTGTTATCACAACTTTTCAGGATGGTTTGTAGTGCATCACAATTTGCCATGTCTTTTTATGTTTTTAAAGGTTAAAAATAGGGGAGTATTTTACCACTCCCCAATACTAATGTCTAGTCAAAACATACATTGTATACAACAATCTCAGAAGGGTTTGTGTAGTGGAAACCAGCTTTCATGTTAGCACGAGTTCTCAAGTAAGGCTCAGCAACTGAATCAGATAAGTTCACAGCTTTCAATGCTTTTGAATCACCTTCAGCATCAAATGCGTATACTAGGTTGTTTTTCAAAGTCAATACGATAGTGTTGTCAGGCATACCTTCACACACTACTACATTGATTCCTAAGAAAGTCAATCCTAATGGTAAAGTCACATAAGTTTGTGTGTTACCTTGTGCAGCTTTCAACTCATAAGCATTAGCTACATTTGTTGAAACATACAATCTTAAGTCTGCTTTCTTACGTACAATAGATGCTGGTGCAGCGTTAACTACAGCCTCTAATACTGTCAATACATTTGATGTTGAGATAGCTCCTGAATACAATCCAGCTGCAATTTTAACATCAGAACACAATTGAACTAAGTAACCATTACACAAAGACAATAATGCGTCTTCTGATGCGATGTCACCTTGCCATCTTAACAACTCTAAATCTTGACCAATAACCATAGCCATTTCATTCCAGTAGTAAGACATGAAAGATGCAACTGTGAAGTCACCATTTGAGCCTTGAGACATTTGCAAAGCTAAGAAAGACTGCTCTAAGTCAAATTGACAAAGTTGAGCCATAGCTGATAAAGGACATACATCAATGTCAATTGCATCCAATGTATCTGTAGGAGCAGTGAAGTTACAAGTTGATGCTTGCAATAAGCTACCAAAAGTAACATTTGCTAATTTAGTTTTGCTCTTGATACCTGGTAAAGTTCTGAAGTTGTTAGCAATGTCAGGACTTGATAAGTATGCTTTTGAATAAAACTCATCTGGGTTTGCACACAAAAGTGCATTTGTTTCGATGTCTAGGTCGAATTTTAGGTTACGTGTCATTTTATTTTGATTTTGAAAATTTTACAAATTCTTTAAACTTTTCGTGAGCAGTCAATGCAACTGACTCAACTTCTTCTTCAGTCTCTACTGTGATGCTCTCCTCAATTTGATTTTTAAGGGCAGCAATCATAGAGATAACTGAATTCATGTGCTCCTCTAATAAAGGTCTCACAATAGCAATAATAGCTTCAGCATCTACAGCTGGGTCAATAGCCATAGCTACTTCTTCTGTTTCAGCTTCTTCTGTAGCTTGTGCCTCAGCATCAGCCACTTCTTCTTCCACAGCTGGATCAACTGATAACTCAGCTTCCATCTCTGTAGGTACATCTTTAATCTCAACAACTTCTCCGTCTGTTACAACATAGATTTTGCCTTCAATTAGATGTTCTCCGTCAGGTAATTTCATAGTATTTAATTTAATTTGTTCCGATAATTTCATACCTAAAAAGCCTTCTATAGAATAACCAATTTGTCCTGACTCTACAAGCTCATCATAGTAAGCTCTATCTGTTACTTGGCTATTCAACATCAATGTACCTTTTGGTACTTCAATACCATAAGTAGTGAATGCTTTGTCAGTTTTAGGACTATCAACTATCCAAGCCTCTAGGATGTATGCTGGTACTTTTTCACTAGCATCATGCTCCAGGTTAAAGATGTCCTTGTTCTGTAGATTCTGCATGAACTTAGAATGAATAGCCTCAATGACTTCTTCTGTGAATTGTACATCATACTCTTCACCATCCTCATCTTTTCTGTAGATGTTCATAGGAATCATTGCTGGTGCAACAACTCTCATTTTAACATCATCCTTGAATGCCATAGCTACATGAGAATTGAATGCCATACCTTTAACCTTAATAGCAGGTTTAGATGTGAAAGCAATCATTTCTATGCCTAAGTTCTCACCATCAGCATACTCATCCTCAATTGTAATCTTATAGACTGGTCTATCCATGCCTATATTGTAAAAGTTCTTATATTTGTTAAAAATTAAAATCTATGGTAACAATACTAGGTAAAGAAGTACCTAATCAATTGAATGAATTGACAGTACAGCAGTTTGAAACGATCACAACTATTCATGGAAAAGTAGAGCTAGATGCAATTGACAAGCATTTAGAAGTATTTGAATTCTTAGGAGTTCCTACAATTGAATTTGATGATGTACAGATTGAAGAGTTTAAAGAAATTGTAAGAGCTTTCAATGAGATTCAATCAAAGCCTGAGCTAGTGAATCAACTAGAATTGGATGGTTACACTTATGTTGCATTTGAGGACCAGTTCAAACTATCTGTTAAAGACACTAAGCACATTGAGAGAATTATGGCATCCAAGCACAAAGGATACATCTCTGAGTTGTTAGCTGTTTTATTCAAGCGTACTGACTTGACTAAGGCTGAGCACTATGTAGATGCACACATTAAGCTAAAAGCTAAAATGATTAGAGAGTTAAAGGCTGAGTTAGCAGTCCCATACCTGGTAGAAATTGGTCAGAAATTATCTAAACAAATGCCAAAGGATGTACCTACCGAAATCATGGAGTGAGATTGATGTATTCCAATATAAAGAGGTCAGAGACTTATACAGTATTCAAGAAGTATTCAGTAGAGAGATTGAGATTCTCGCTGCACTAGCAGACATTAACTCTGAGGACATTGAAGACTTAGATATTGAAGAGGTCACTGTGATGCTGGCTGATATTAAGTACATTAATTCAGAGCCATCTAAGAACTTTAAGAGACAGCTTGATGACTATCATTATAAGCCACTAGATAAGTTAACCATTGGTGAGTATATTGACCTTGAGTTCTACTTTTCAAAAGACTACAATAAGCACATTGGTCACATTGCATCCATTATGTATAGGCAAAAGTCTACCAATGAATGGGGTGTGACTATTTATGAGCCGTATGCTTTCAGTCCAAGAGATAGACATGAGCTATTTGATGAGTATAAAATCAATGACATCTATGGAATTATTCCTGAGTTCATATCTTTTAGAGAGAACTTCATGGATACCTATGGTAACTTATTCCATGACAATACTGCTGAGGATGATGATGAGGTAAGACCTACCAATAGTGAAGAGGCCAAAGAAATACAAAAAGAAAAGAGTCAGTTAAAATGGGGATGGGAAAGATTAATCTATTCTCTATGCAATGAAGACCTCACTAAGTTTGAAGAAGTCACCAATTTACCACTTATCATGACCTTCAACATGTTAGCCATGAAGAAGGAATTAAACATCTAATGGATAGCCTACTTTGAATCCTTCTGGTGGATCAAGTGCCTCAAATGTGTATGTTATTCTTTGATTTTTCTCAAGTATCTCAGCCACTTTAAGCATTGGATAACGTTTTGTTAGCCATTCTGTGTACTGTGAGTATATTTCTGCTGTGATTCCTGAGTTGTTTAGCTCATTTGTAAAGGTGTTAACATAGTCTCTAGGAGTAATGACACCACCATTCCATAAGAAAGCACCATTGTTAAGGAAAATAAAATAGTACATTGCTACTATCTGTATTTCTAGCTTCTCAAAGCTGGTGATTTTAGCATTAATTCTGATAGATTCTACCAATGTCCCTTGACCATCTACTATATCATTCCTAAGTATTCTCTTAAGTATGTTAGCCATCCTTCTCCTGGTAGGATAGAGCACATTGAATTCACCATTTTTTGCGTATGCCATTAGATATAGAATGTTTTGGTTTCAAAATTATAATAAATATCTTTTTGCTCAGGGTTATCAAGTGTGCAAATTTGTTCAATAGCTGTTTGACCTTCTAACACTTCATTATCAAATTTAGCAAATAAGACTTTATTGGTAGTAGTTTCTATAATTGTGTACATAGCTTAAAAATTAGAGATGTCTAGTAGCTCTTGAGTAGTTGATTCACCGACTGCTGAATTTGTAAAAGTTACAATTAGATATAAAGTACCTGAAGGAAGTGCAGCATCTAAGCCCACAACTGTACTTGTGCCATTGTCATTGATAACTCCAGTGGCCGCATTCAATCCTTTAATGTTACCACCTTCAATCTCAAATACTCTACTTATTGTAGCTAATCTAGTACCAGTAACAATAGTAGAACCAGTTGAAAGTATCTGAACTGCTCCACTTAGATTATTACTATTAGGACTTAGATAAGCTCTAATAGTACTTCCAGCAACTGCACCTTTTGTGATTCTTAAAGTATTAATCTTAAAGATAGTGCCATTGCTCAAAGTAGCTAACTGAGTAGAACTAACAATAGTCTCAGATGTTGTGCCAGTTAAAGTGTAATTTGTTGTGACAGTTGTTTTAAACCATCCTAAACCCGTTAGGATAGGTTTATTTTTCCAAAGTGAAGTTGAACTTTCATAAACCAAAGTTTCATTGTTGGCTGGTGCAGTTAATAATACATCATGTAACTCTCCTAGTTCATAACCATTTTGTATAGCATATAAGATACGACCATTTGTATTCTGTGATCGTGTAACTGTACCAATGAATACTGTGTGAGCTGGTTGTACTGGTGGTGTTGTTGTTACTTGTCCCGCTGTTTGACTAAGCCATAATTTATCACCAATTGAATAAGCTGTGGTGTCTAAGTTGTTTACCTCTCCACTTGTTACAACAAAGCCAGTAGCATCATTTGCAATATCTTCATAAACTGCTCCTAATGTTTTTGAGCTTGTAGCTTCAGTGTCTGCATCAGCTAATAATATCTCAGGATAAGTACCACTTGAGCTTGAAGATTTCAAATAAACAATAGAACCTTTTACTACAGTTGCTCCAGTTTTATTGATAACTCCTACCATTTCTTTGCGTGATGACTCAACTATCCCATCATTGTCAGGGTCATAAACTGCCTTAGTCATGTAGTCACTTAGTACAGGTATATCTGATGTAGTTGCTATAGTGTAGCTCCCAGTTGTTTTATCAGGAAATTCAAGAATAACACTAGGATTGGTAACATTTGTATTCTGTAGTGAGCTTTCTTCAGCTCCAGTTCTCAAAGCTATTTCACCAGTATCTCTCAATGTGACATGAGTGTTAGCTAATGTATTCTCTGTTCTTATATCTATTCCACTAACTGTAGTAGCTTCGTTAACTCCTGAAGTTATTGTAATTGAATTTGTAGTAGTGGAACCTATATCAGTAACTTGCTGTAAGTTCTGACTACCACCACCGCCACCAGCATTGATAATCTCTTGACCAGTTATGGAATAAGTGTCATAACCAGTGCCAGTAAGTACACTTACCTCAAGCAAATCTGTAGCTTGTAGGTTAGCTCCTTTCGGATTCATCTGTGATATCTTCTGTCTACGTGCCATACCTATATTGTATTAACCTGGTAAATTAGTTATAAGAGGCACCTGGCAATTGGTCCAATTACTTATGTCAACATCTAATGTCATCACCCATCCTGCAGCATAGTCAAGTAGCTGATTATTCAATGGAGTGATTGATGGTGAGCCTACAATATCAAAGGAATAATCATCACTAAAATTGAAATAGTTGATTAAGTCTACCAATATCTGATGGCAGTCTGACAATATCACTGTGATGTTAGCTCTATCCTTTTGGATAATATCTAAACAATATACTTCTAAGCTGATAGTGTTTACATCCATTGTAGTAGATGCCACAATTGGAGTGATAAAAACCAAAGGATACCTCTCATCTTTTGTGGCAAAGTTAGGAAGTTGCTCATTGAAGTCACTACCTACTTTCTTAACTTGTAGGTGATCGTTATAAAATGCTTCAATCTTGTTTATTAGTGCTTGATAACTGGTCATAATTCTGCGTTTCTTTGGATTCTGTTAACTCTATTCTGTGTGCTTGTCATTTCAGTCTCACTAACTACAGCTGTGACTGTGAAGTTAGGAGTTGATTGGTCATTGTTTTGATTAGCTCCACCAACATTATTAAAGTTGTTATTGTTACCAAACATGTTAGGAGTAGCCATTTGTAAGCTGTTATTGACTGCTGAACTACTTCCAGCTGTGTCAGGATTTGGAGCACTACCACCACCCTCAAATGATGTACTTGTGATTGCTGCAATAGATGCTGCAGTTGCCGCTACTGATGCCGCTATTCTTATCCCAGATGCAATACCTAGCGTAAAGTCAGGAACTGATAAAATAGCTAAGATAGCTTGAGCCCCATTGATAGCAGCCATTGCTAAATTGAAAGCCTTTTGTTGTTCAAATTGTTTCTTTAATAGCTTCTCTTCTTCTTTACTTCCCTTCTCAACATCTTTAAGTTTCTTACCAATACCAATAGCATTGACTGATGCAATAGCATTAGCCGCTTGTTTTGCAGTTTCAAAGCCTTGATCTATCATGTTGAAAATCTTAGCATTTGCTTGCTCTTCAATATCAATGATTTTCTCTTTGGTTGTTTCTTCAGCAACTATTCTAGCTTGTCTATATTTTTCTCTGATAGCTTCTTTTTCAGCTTCTGACAAATCAAGTGCAGCAAGTTCAGCTGTTTGTTGCAAATCTAATGTAGCTAACTCTGTTGCAAGGAATGACTGTTGTGCAGTTATCTGTTGCTCAGCTGTGCCTTTAAACCTATCAAGATTAAATTGCTCTTGTGACATTTTTGTCTCTTGAACTAATTTAGCAGCTGCAAGAATCTTAGCATTTTTATCATTCTCAATAGCTATAAGTTGGTTAGTAATAGCCTTAGTATCTTCAACTGCCTTAGCATTGATTTCTTTAATTTGTTGCTCAGTTAAATCTTTACCAGCTACAGCTTGTTTTCTCTCCTCTTCAATTAATTGCTTTTGAATCTCAAGTTTTTTAGTAGCATCTTGTTCTTCTAACATCAATGTCTTAATTCTTGATACAGCATCTTTATCAGCTATGGCTATTTTATCTGCTTCTAATTGGTCAATAGCTTGTTTAATCTGAGCATTCATTGCTGAGACTGCAGTAGCTCTGTCCATTTCAGTTGCAAAGATTTTAGTCTTCTTGATGTTTAACTTTTCAAGCTCCTTAGATTCCTTAACCATTTGGTCAATTTTCATTTGGTCAATCTCTAGCTTTGTCTTACCATCAATAACGGCTTTATCCAGGTCAATCTTAAACTGAGCACGCATTGCTTTAAGATGTTTATCTTGTGCAGATTCTATCTTAGCATTTGCTTGTTTATTGTCTTCAACTCTCTTTTTATTGGATGCAGTTGTTAATTCAGTTCTTTGTTGCTCAAAGTCTTTTTGAGTTAATAATATCAATTTATCAATGTTAGCAACTGTCTCCCAGTCATCCAATCTTGAGGCTTCTCTTCTTTGTCTTTTTAACTTAGCAATAGCCTCAGCTTCTTGTATCTTTAAGATAGCTTTTGACCTTTCAGTCTCATCCTTGATTTGCTTAATATTTAGCATTTCAATCTGATGATTAATATCTTGAGCTAACTTTTTTCTATTGTTAGCTTGCTGGATAGCTAACTGGTTAATCTTGTTAATAGCAGCTGCCTCATCATCTTTTAACTTAAGATATTCTTTGGTTTGCTCCTCATCCATCTCAGCAAGCTCACCCATTGCCTCAATTTGATCTTGTCTTTGTTGTTGCTTTCTTCTCTCCTCTTCAATCTGTAACTCTTCTAATGTAGCATATCTGTCAATCTCTACTCCTAACTGATCCTCTATTGATGATATTTCTTCAAGGCTTAAATCTTTGGTCACATCATATAAGCCCTTTCTAGCTTCCATTTCTTTTTCAATAGCTTTGATGTTTGACTCAGATGCGGCCTTAACTGCCTCAGCATTTTCTTCTGCTGCATTATCTGTTAATCCTAACCAATCTGTCAGAGCTTTGAAGCCATTAATCAGTGCATTGATTGGAGCCATAAGAACACTAAGGACTTTCTCAAGTACTCCTATTTTATTTAAGAAAATAACTATTGCAGCAACTATAGCTACAATTACACCTACCAATAGAAATATAGGGTTAGCTAGTATCTGTACTCCTAACTTAACAAATGCACCACCCATGGTCTTAATAACACCAGTAAAGTTTTTAAATCCTGCAGCTATCTCTTTTGGATTAACACTACCTAATGCACTTGCAAAAACTTGAGCTTTTTGTTGAGCCTCAGCAAAGTCTAAGGATAGCAATGAGTCCTTGATACCACTTAATGAGTTGCTGACTTGTTCAAACTTAGAACCAGTAGCAAAGTTATTCACAGCCTCATTAGCATCAGATAGTTTATCTTTCAGCTCACCAGCTCTCTGTGATAACTGGGCAATTTGTTCTGGATCAGTTGCATCAGCAATAGCACCCTTTAACTCTCTTAACTCAGCTTTAATGGCACCTATGCCAGTTATCTTTAATGGTATTTCAACTTCATTCATAAACTCTAATTTCTATTGATGTGTTAACAAGCATATTGTCTGATGATGTAAAATTATCATAAGTATAAAGTGTAATAGTGTCCTCATCAAACCTTCTAGCAATTACTGTAGCAAAGTCACCAGTTCCACCACTAACATCAGCTGAGCCACTTACTATAAATGTTTTATTTAATGTGAAGGAGTCAATCAATTCTAACTTATAGACACCAGTAGAAGTTCTTGAGAATGTAGGTATCTCACTAAATGTATTCTCTAAGATGATTGCTGTAGGGTCAGCTGTCCCTGATTGATTAAGTAAGGCCACATATTTCTTAAATGGTGCAACCACAGCTCCATTGATAGTGCCAGTGACTGTTAGGTTGTTGACTACCATACCATCATCACTCAATATCTGACCATCACCTACTATGATTCCTTTTGTGCCAGCTGTGACCACATTGCCCTTACCAAAGACTTGAGCATTGGCACCAGGTAAGATGACATTATTGTTAAAAGTATTTCTACCTACCAATGCATCTACACCTACTCCTATCATTACATCACCAAATGGCCTACCTAAGCCAGTCTTAAATGGTGCTAGGTCTATCTCAGTGTCAATACTGATTAGCTCTACCTTTGTAAGCTGTCGTTGGTTACCATTGTAGTCTTGAATCTTATTGATATTCCACCAGGAGTTATCAATATAAATCTTATCATTCAGCTTAAGTGATTGGATGTCTAGCTCAGTTAAGTCAAAGTAAGCTATCAACATTTTTCCTACATTAATCTGATTAACTGTTCTTCTCCAGTATAGGTTGTATAGGT